GCATATACTTCTTCCCCGTTTTTAAATTTTATTGTTGCATAAAAGTCGTCTTCGATCATTTTTTTAATTGTATAGTGATTATTTCATAATTAAAATTCTCTTCGTTATAAATTTTAATTCTTTCAATGAGATGATTTAAAGTATAATTTTTACGAGATTTGTTGGAACAATCATCAGCAATATCATAAAGAATTGCTTTGACTTTGTTTATTCCTTTTCTAAGGACTCTACCAATGGATTGGAGATTTCTAATTCTGGACTTACTGGGGCTTGCGAAGATGACGTTGTGCAACCGCTTAATGTTAATCCCAGTACTAAAAGTGCCGTAGCTAGCGATGATAATTGCATTTTGCTCCTGTTCGGTAATTTCTCTTACCAGTTCTCTCTCTTCGGCATCCACACCGCCATGAATAAAAAATACTTTACGATCTGGTTGCTTATCTTTATTTATCTTATCATAAAGTATCGCACCGTGGGTTTCTACTCTACTGTATAAAACAAGAGTATTACCTTTTAAATCTAATGCAAGATTAGTAATGAAACGATTTCTTTGTTCATGACCAATAATATATTGTATTTCATCTTCATAGGTTTCAAATTTTTGAGGAGGATGTTTTAATACAAGACACTGAATATCTAATTGAGAAAGATGACCTTGCTTCATTAGTTCATCTGTTTTAGTTACTTTATAAGATGGCCCAAATAATCCTTCCAATACCCACTTATGTGTTTGGGTTCCATCAAGTGTACCAGTAAATCCATATCTATATTTTGCATGTTCTAACTTTGTCATTATAGATACTAGAGACTTACTTTTAAATAAGTGTGCCTCATCCCCTATTATTACATCATAATCTGTGAAGAATGAACGATCTAGTTTATGAACAGATTGCCATGTAGTAATAGTAACAGGAAATTCATTCGTCTTTTCCTTTCCAGCATATATTCTGTGACAGTATGACTTCGAATCCCAACCATAATCTTGAAAATCTTTATACATCTGCTCCACGAGACTGGTCGTTGGAACTACTAACAAAATTTTTTCGCCTTTATCCACATAGTACCGTACAAGGCTATAAATCATCAACGATTTGCCTGACGCAGTTGGAGATATCAATAATTTTCTATTATGCCTTAAAGCATCATATACTCCCTCAACTTGATAATCTCTAGGTTTGTGCTTACAAATAGCACCCATATAATCCTTAACACCTTGCTTTGATATTCCCTCATTAATCTCAAAGGGAGCACCATAGTATTCATTATCTACAAACTTATAAGTATAATCTCTTCTTTCACAAAAGGAAATAATTCTGTCTAATAATCCTATATAAATTCTTTTTGATCTTAAGTCGAATAAGTGTATCTCTCCATTCCAATTTCTTTTGCGGTATTGTGGCATGAACTTTGCCCCCTCAACCTCAAAAGTAAAGTGGTCTCGGAGTTCATACTGTATGTGAGGTTCCGCATTTATTTGTAAAAATACCTCATTTGCTTTGCCTATTACAACGTTGGCAGACGTGTCAATCAACTATCCCATTCATCTGGGATTATTTATCTACCCTAATCCAGACTGGAATCTCATAAATTCAATTGCATTCTTAATCTGATATGTTCTATTTTGTATTACTTTAAGGATGCTTTCAATATATGTAAGCATTGTATCATAGTATTCTATCTTAAGAGATGAATTTGAAAGTTTCTCATCTGCATCAAGATACTTCTGCATTGTATCTTTATCCCTTATCTTTTTAGGGAAGGGGTCTTTTATATAAACATCTGGATCTGATTTCCCACTAAAATACTCATACCGTTCATGACGGATGTTCTTCCTCTGTTGGTCTGCTTTCTTTCTCAACAGGAATATTGTATTATATAAATCAAAATATTTTGCATGAAGTTGTGGTATCTTCAATGATTCATCGTGTAGATTATCTTTGTCTATTTCTGAATCTTCTTCCCACATCTTCTGGAGCGACTCCAGATCAATCATAAAGTTTCGTTACGTAAATTAGTTAGGTTATAAGAAGTATACTTGAAATTAGCGTCTGCTGTAAAGTATTCTATATCTGTATCTGTAGCATCAAAAGTTAGAGTTGTCAAGCTTACTGGGAATAAATCTTTAAAATTAACATTGAACTTTGCTACCATATTACTACTTAAAATTTGTAAAGTACCATCAGAGTAAATATCATCTCCTTCACTTTTATAACTTTTTTCAGGTCTTGCTCCAGTCTTTGTTAAATCTCTAAATTCCTGTACACTCTCTGGAAATCCTAATCCTCTCATCCAATTCTGAATCTCCATAAAGTTTGTAAGATCTTCATCAACCAAGAATCTTATATTCAGATCACCAAAATCCATCATATCTCCTGGTGTAGGAATCTGACGTAGATATGATGGTTGCTCTGTTACTCCTAAAGTTATATCAGGAATGTTTGCTTGGTTACAGAAATATGCTGTACCTGGACTTCTTTGAAGGTTAAATTTAAAACCTACAGGTGCAAGAAAATTTCTATTCTCAATTTGTGATGGGCGATCTTTAGGCATCTTCTCTATTCATTTGTTCTTCAAGTTTCTCTTTAGAAGCTCTAATACCAGCAAGTCTTACTTCTAAATTCTCTTCCCAAAAACGGAGCATTTTAAGTCTCCACTTTTGTTGATCTTCACGAGTCATTCTAGTTTTGCAAATCATGGTAGAAAGCAGGTCTCCTTTATATATTTAGGACACTTTATTACCATATGAACTTGCTTCAGTTGAATTTGGATTATCTCTCAAGTAATCAGTATATCTAAACCCTGATCCTTCTGGATAGATATACTTTCCATTCTCATCAAAGTTAGGACCAGTTCTCTTTGCACCATATACAGGGTAAGGTCTCTTCCCTGCCCTCATCTCTCTACCTTTTCTCTTTCTTATTTCATTACCAGTCTCATGATCTTCAGGCATAGTTGGCCAAGAAGATCCTAAGATCTCCTTGATCATTTCTTTAGTGTAACCTTTCATTTAGTTTTTATTTAGACAAAAAAAAGACCCTCCCGAAGGAGAGTCTTTGTTGTAAGAGGATATATATCCTTCTGTCTTACATGAGGTTTTTGACAGCCACTCTTCTGTAGTAGCGGTTCTGGTTGGAAAGTAATCCACCAAGACCTTGGGTTGTTCCTTCTGCAAATGGGTTGGAAACAAGACCATAGCGTGTCTTGAAGCCAATTTTTGGTTGGAAGGTTCCGTCGTTGACGGCTCTTACCATTTGTAGAGGTACATATGGGCAGTAGAATAATCCAGCGTCATAAGGAGATGTACCCTTATAACCAACAACGTAGTAGTGCTTATCAGAAAGATTAGCAGCATATGGGTCAACGTAAACCTTGATACGTCCGTTAATAGTACCAACCAATAGGTTTCCAGTATCATCAACTTCACCAATGGAAGGACCACCAGCACCAGTTAAACCAGAAGAGTAGTCTAGAGTACCAGACATAGCAAGAGTACTAGCAACATCAGCAGATGTGATGATGAAGTTACCCTTTCCTCTACGAGTTTGCTGTGCGATTGCGTTAGCATCTCTCTCAACTTGGAACATAAGTCCCTTGAATTTTTCAACTGACCATCTTCCGTTTGAGTCAACGTCTAGGTCAAATACACCTGCGTTGGCAACATTGTTCTGAGCACCAGACTTAGCGACTGTATATACTGTACGAACAACTTCACGGTTGATTTCTGCAAGGATCTCACTAGACAATAGGTTAGCGAGTTCTTGCTCTGCATCAAGACCATGAATTGCCTTCAAGTCTTGTGCTAGTTCTAGAGTGTATTCTGCTTTCAAAGCACGAGTCTTTGCAGTAACAGAAGTCTTCTCTATACTGAAGCTCATCTCGTTGAATAAGGTTGAACCTGATCCTAGAGTTTCAGCGTCTTCTCTGGCAATACCTGTTTCACCACGTTCGTAGTTACCAGTTGTTGTACCACCACCAGTAGCATCGTTAAGAAGTCCTGGGTTAGTACCAGCAGCAGGGTTCGCTGTATCATAAGCGTTTGCTGTGGCATCATATCCA